GCCTGCCGGTTGTGGCGATGTCGGTTTCCGACGAAGGCATGCTGACGCTGACGAATGGTGACGGCTCGCTCGTCACCTGCGACCTCTATCCTGTGCTTTCGAGGCTGGCGCGCTGATGGCGATCGTGATCGTAACGCCGCCAACGGATCTGCCGGTCACGCTGGCAGAAGCCAAGATGCAGCTTCGCGTCGACACGACCGATCACGACGCGATGATTTCGGGGCAGATCGCCGCCGCTACCGCGATGCTTGAAAGCTGGCTGGGGCGGGCGCTGGCCGAGCAGACGCTGGAGCTGGTGCTGGACTGCTTTCCTGCCGACGAGGTGATCCTGCCACGCGGGCCGGTGCAGAGCGTCGAAAGCGTCATCTACATCGATGTCGACGAGGTCGAGCAGACCATTGATCCCGAAGACTACCGGGTCGACCTGTCAAACGACCAGTATGGCCGTGTCTATCCGGTCGATGCATGGCCGGTCGCCTTCGATGCCACCGGCACGGTGCGCTTTCGCTATGTCACCGGATATCCTCTGGCCGACGAGGATGTGGCGACCACGCCGTGGCCGATCAAGGTCGCCATCATGATGCTGACCGCGCATTGGTATGCGAATGCAGAAGCTGTGTCGGCCGGGTCCATGCTGCCGATTCCGCTCGGCGTGCAGGACCTGGTCGCGCCCTACAGGGTGGTCAGCGTTTGAGATGGATGACCGGCCGACACCGATACGGCGCGAGATTGCCGGCACCGGGCAGGCCGAGCAGGTCGCCGTGTGGTCGACCAGCCGCACGATCGGCGGCAGCGACGATCTGCTGTTCGACGAGGCCGCCGGCAAACTGAAGGTCAAGGGCAAGCCGCTGGTGCCCGATGCGCCGAAGGACGGCGCCCTGCATGCGCGCCGCAACGGCCAGTGGGAAGCTTTTGCTCCTGGCGGCGGCGGTGGTGGCGGCGCGGGATCAGGCGAGGGCGGCGGCGAGCCGGGGCCACCTGGCCCGGAAGGTCCGGAAGGTCCGGCCGGGCCGCAGGGCGAGCCGGGACCGGAAGGGCCAGAAGGGCCGATGGGGCCAGGTGGTGGCGATCCGGGGCCGGAAGGGCCAATGGGTCCAGCCGGAGCGGATGGCGCTGATGGCGCAACGGGTCCCGCCGGACCGGAAGGGCCGCAGGGTCCGCAAGGCGACACTGGCCTGACCGGATCGATGGGACCGGCCGGGCCGCAGGGCGAGCAGGGCATCCAGGGCGAGCCCGGCGAGCCCATCACCGGCGGCGCGCTGCAAGCGTATATCTACGGTGCCGCGACGACGGCGCCGCCAATGTCTGGCAGGTTTCGGCTCAACAATGCGGACCAGACGCTGGCCACGACGATGTGGCTGCACTTTACCAACAACGATGGCATCAATATCGAAAACTACGTCATGGACCGGGTGGCGGCCGGCGATACGCTCTACATTCAGGATCGCAACGACGCCACCCAATGGCAGCTCTACGAAGTTACGGGCGCCGTCACCGACAGCGGCGATTATGCGACGATCCCGATCGCCTGGCGGACCGGCGGATCGTCGCTGGTCACCAATGAGCAGGTGGTCATCCAGCGGGAAGCAACAGGCATCGCTCTCGGCACCGCGGCTTATATCAACATTCACGTCGGCACCTCGGCGCCATCGACCCCGGCTGTTGGCGACATATGGATCGATACGACATGAACGGCGACGGAGTAGACAATGGCTAACATTCGCATCGCGGCGACGGTCCGATCTGCAATGCTCGACGCCATCAACACGGCGGTCAATGCCGGGTCCGGCGCCGGCACGATCAAGATCTACAGCGGCACGCAGCCAGCCAATGGCGATGCGGCGGAATCCGGCACGCTGCTGGCAACGCTGACCTTTACCGATCCGGCGGCGGGTGCGGCGTCGGCGGGAGTGCTGACCTTCTCGACGATCACCGAGGACAGCTCGGCCGATGCGACCGCGACGGCGACATGGGCGCGCATCGAGGATAGCGCGGGCACCAACGTCTTTGACGGCGATGTCGGTACGGCCAGCGCTATGATCAACCTAAACACGACGGCCATCGTGACCGGCGGCCCGGTCAGGATCACCTCGTTTACGGTCACGATGCCGAGCAGCATCACGTTCTGAGATGGCAAACTGGTACGTTTGGAGCGGGGCGGCAGGCGCGGGAACGGGCGCCGACTGGACCAACGCCTATACGACGCTGGCGGCGGCCTGTACCGCCAAGGCGGCAGGCGACACGTTCTTCGTCGCGCACGACCATGTGGAAAATCCGGGCTCCGCTATAACGATCACATCACCCGGAACTGAAGCTCTTCCCTGTAGCATTTATTGCGTCAACAGGGCTGGCTCGGTGCCGCCGGTATCAGCCGATCTGCGCACCACAGCAACCATCAGCACGAATGGTGCATTTGGCATCATCGTCAACGGCAGCATCCGGGAATGTTACGGGATAGCATTCACGGTCGCGCCAGGCGGGGCTTTCAATGCGAGTATGAATGTCGGCAATACAGCGACGCGGTCAGTTCGACTGGTGAACTGTAAATTACGCCTCAATACGACGACCTCCGCAGTACGCATTATCATCGGAGGGACCGGGACGGTGGTCAGCATGGAGAACACTACCGTACAATTCGGCAGCGTTTCCCAAGGGTTACAGACGGCAGGCCGGATTTTCTGGCGCAATACGTCGACAGCTATTGCTGGTGCGACAATTCCAACCGGTCTGTTCGCCAATGCGTCGGGTGCTTCCACAATTCTCCTTGCCGAGGGTGTTGATCTGAGCGCTCTCACCAGCGGGAAATCCCTGATAGTGAGTACCACCAACAGTCTATTCATGGCGATGTTCAAGGATTGCAAATTGGGGGCAGGTGTCACGGTTGGGCACGGTGCATCGCCCGGAGAGGGAAGCTGTACTTGTATGCTATGTCGCTGCGACAGCGGCGATACCAACTATCGCACTGAATATCACGCTCTATCGGGGTCGCAGACCACCGAGACGACTATTGTCAGGACCGGAGGGGCGTCGGACGGCACCACACCGATTGCCTGGAAGATCGTTACCGGGGCCACCTTGCCCATTGCCTTCGATTGCCTGCCGATTTCGGTCTGGAATGAGACGACCGGCTCGGCCGTCACTGTCACCATTCAAGGTATTTGGGGCACCGGCTCGGTGCCACGCAATGACGATATCTGGATTGATTGCGAGTACCTCGGCACGTCCGGCTTTCCGCTTGCATCGAAGGCGACCAGCACCAAGGCTGACGGGCTGGCTGCGGATGCTGCGCTGTCCGCCGGAACCGGGACATGGGGCGGCTCGACAACCAAGTTTGCAATGAGCGCGACCTTCACGCCGCAGGAGAAAGGCCCGATCACGATCTATGTGCGGGCGGCGCTGCCGTCTTCGACTTTCTACATCGACCCGAAGCCGGTTATCACCTGACGAGGGGATAAGCGATGGCTCGTCAATATGCGACCGGCGGGCCACTCGGCGGCGGCTACATCATCGATGCGGAAGACCGCCAATTCAGCATCGCGCAGACCTATGTCGGGACATCGGCAACATCTGCCGCCGCGGTTACGGGAACAGTCACTGCAACGCTCGCGCTGACGGCCGCCGCATCCGGCGTCGAAGGGCAGGCCGGGACGGCGGCGGCGACCGTCAATGCATCGGCTGCCGCATCCGGCACCCATGTCGCAGCGGTAACCGGTACGGGCGCCGCCACGCTGGCAGCCTCGTCCAGCGCGATCGGCGTTCACGGCGTCACAAGTACCGCCAGCGCCACGATCGCACTCAGCGGGGCTGCCAGTGGCGCGCAGGCGGCATCCGGCACGGCTGCGGCGACGTTGGCGCCGTCGGCCAGCGCGACGGGCGAGTTTGAAGAAGCGGGCGCAGCCACCGGCCTGGTCAACGTATGGACCGGTAGCGCGTGGGTGCAGAAACCGGCCAAGGTCTGGGACGGGAGCGCCTGGATGCAGAAGCCGGTCAAGACTTGGAACGGGAGCGCATGGGTATGAAGGTCACCGGCGGCAAGGAGACGGCCAGGAATTTCCGGCAGCTGGCGATGTTCATTTCGGTGCCGCTCAATGCGGCCAGCCGGTTTGCGCTGCAGCCGACGCTGAAAGCGGCGCGACGCAATGTCCGGTCGCTCGACCTGGAGGACACCACCGGCGCGCTCGCGGCCTCGCTTACCATCAAGCGCGACCCGAAGTCCCACAAGGTCAATCCGGTCCACAAGGTCGGGCCGGGCGCGGACTTCGAAAGGAATGGCAGGAAACCGGTCAGATACGCCCACCTGGTCGAGTTCGGCACCGCGCCGCGTAGCAAGCCCGGTCGTGGCTCGACGCACCCAGGGGCCGCCCCTAAGCCGTTTCTGACGCCTGCCTTCCACTCCACCAAGCAGGAGGTGGTGAAGCGCTTCGGCGAGCGCTACGGCCCGGAGATGGAAAAGCGGGCGGCGAAGCTCAACAAGAAGGTTACGTGATGCCGGACGACCTTCCCGCGATCGGCGAGCTCGATCGGCGCATCGACCTGCAGCACAACACGCCGGGCGGAACCAACGATTACAATCAGCCGATCGAGAGTTGGGCGACCTTCGCCTCGGTATGGGCGAAGCTGGAACATCACCGCTCGACCGAGGGCGAGGATGCGGCGCGTCAGTTTGCTGGCTTCGAGGGGTTCTTCACCATCCGCTATCGCGGCGACGTCCTTGCCGAAGATCGCGTCGTCTACGATGGCGAAACATTCCAGGTCATCGGCCGTCCAAGGGAACTTGGCCGGCGGCAATACCTGAAACTTCTGGTGCGGGGTGTCGAATGATCGGCGCCGTCTCGATGACCATCAAGGCGCTGCTGGCGCAGCCGGCCGTGACCGCGATCACCTCGACGCGGATCGTTCCGGCACCAATCCCGCAGAACACGGCATATCCGGCCATTGCGGTCGCGCTGTCGGCCGAGAGCGAGGATCTGACCCTCGCCGGTTCGTCGCAGTATCCCGAGTCAACCGTGCAGGTCCACTGCCTGACATCCGGCACGGTCACGACCGCGGCAGGGGACGCGCTCGACCTCGGCGAGGCCGTCAAGATCGCGCTGCGCGACCTGCTCTACACGTCGGGATCGGTGAAGGCATCGTTTCAGAAAGATGCCGTCGACTTCACCGACTTCTCGGACGACGCCTCAACTCACCGCCGCGTGATGAGCTTCACGGTTCGCTGGCGATAGAAATTCCCTATCGGGAATGATGCCTTGAAAGCCCTTAGGCAAGGCGCCTTACGGAGCAAAGACAATGACCGCAACGACCGGCTTTACCGGCATCGGAGCCTTGCTAAAGCTGGGCGACGGTGCCACCCCGACGGAACTCTTCGACGCCATCGGCAACGTGACTTCCTTCTCGATCAACCAGAACGCCGACCAGATCGATGCCACGCACCTCGCGAGCACGTCCGGCTTTCGCGAATACAAGCAAGGCTTCAAGTCCGCGACGGTCAGTTTTGCGCTGCACTTCGATCCTGACAATCCGCAGCACACGACTCCGGATGGGCTGCTCGGCCTATACGAGACGGGAGCGTCCAACAACTACAAGGCGGATTTCACCGGCGCCGACAATGGCGGCGTCGGGGCGCCGTCAACCCTGGCTGTCTGCACCTTCGCGGGCATCATCACGGAGCTGACGGTCAACGTCACCGAAGGCATGGTCGAAGGTTCGGGCACGATCTCGATGGCCAGCGCGCCGGTATGGGCCGCCACATGACCAACCGCTACCGCGGCGAGATCGCCGTTCCCGAGCTGGGGGACGGCTTCTCGATGCGCTGCGACATGGAGGCGCTGGCGCGCATCGAGACCGCGCTCGGCGCCTTCGAGTTCCAGCACAAGGTTCTTTACGGAGCGCCGTTGTGCGCGCCGTCGATCCTGAAACTGTTCCTCGACCACGCGATCTGGCTCGACGGCAAGCGCATCAAGACGGCATGGCCGGACGACGAGCCGCTGGAAAAGCTGGCGCTGTATTGCCTCGATGCCTTCACGCTTTCCATGCGCGGGAAGAGGCATGCGGAATGGGTGGCCGAGGTGGAGGCGAAGCCGGCGACCGCCGAAAACCCTACGCAGGGCATGGCAGCCTGACGGACTATGTCCGTCACTACGCTGACCGTGCCGGCATTCCCGAGAGCGAGTTCTGGTCGATGACGCCGCACCGCATCGTCCTGGCATTTCAGGCGCATGAAGAAAACCTGACGCGGCTTGCCTGGCGCACCGCGCTCTATGGCCGCGTCTCGCACAAGCATTTTCCGAAGACAGAAGCGGCGCTGTTCAAAGTCAAGCCGAAGCCGAAGCGGCAATCGCTGGACGACCAGTACCGGATGGCGAAACTGATCACGAAGGTCATGCACTGATGGTCGCAACAGTTGGCAGCATAGCCGTTGACCTGACCGTCAATGGTGCGAAGTTCGAGGCCGGCTTCAAGAAGTCCGCCACGACGGTCGAGCGGGAAAGCTCCCGCATGGCGAAGTCGGTCGGCCAGGCTCAGAAGGCGTTCACCGGGCTCATCGGCTCGTTTGGCGGCATTGGCGGGATCGGTGCGCTGGCCGGCATCACCTCGTTGTCGGGGGCGCTGGCCAAGGCACGGCAGGCGCTGGCCGACTTCGATGACATCGCCAAGCAGTCGCGCCTTACCGGACTGAGCACGGATATGTTCCAGGCGCTGTCCTTCGGCGCTCTGGAAGCCAGCGTCAGTCAGGAAACGCTGAACAAATCCCTGGAAGTGTTCGCCAAGAATGTCGGGCTGGCCAAGAGCGGCAACGGCGCGCTGGTGTCGGGGCTAAAGGAACTCAATCCTGAGCTGCTGAAAAACATCGTCAATGCCAAGAGCCAGGAGGAGCGGCTGAAGCTCGTCGCCGACGCGATGAACCAGCTTGGCAGCGCGTCCAGCCGTGCCGCGCTCGCGACCACGGTATTCGGCAAGGGCGGCCTTGAGATGGTCGAGGTGCTGGGCAAGGGCGCCATTGCGATCGACGACTTTATGAAGCGAGCCAAGGAGTTAGGCCTTGTCATCTCCAGGGACATGCTGGAGGCGGCCGGGCCACTGGACGACCAGCTCGCCATCATCGCGAAGGCCATCGACATCAACCTGAGTGCGGCATTGGTAAAGCTGGGGCCGCTGCTAGTGAAAGCCGCGACGGGCGCTTTGGGTTTTGCGCAGAACATTGCAGCCATCAGTGCTGCCGTCGATAACCTTGTAAAAAATCCAAGCCTGGACAATTTCCTTCAGTCCTTGAAGGAGATGCGCAATCTCACCTACATCACACAACACGTCGGCAATATCATCGAGAGCCTGGCCGTTGCAGCCGGCAAGATTGTTCCGGCCCGCACGGTGGAGGACGTCAAGGCCGACATCGCCGGGATCGAGCAGGATATCGTCAGGCTGCATGAAACGGCGCGAGCGTCCGGGGACAATCTGGCTATCCTGGCCGCCCTCGACGATGCGCGGGTGATACTTTCCAGGCTCACCGAGGAGCTGGCCAGCATGCAGCGGGTCGCCGAAGCGGCCGGCAAGAACGGTGGCGACGCGATCGACCGCCTCGTCCAGTCGGCCGATGAAGCGTTGCACAAGATCGATGCCGTCGGCGACGAGATCGACGATCTCAAGGACAAGACCGTCACCATCCGGGTGCATACTGTCCGCACCGAGTCGGGCGGGACGGCGGACGTCACCGTCACCAGCCACGGCGGCGTCAGCACGGCGCTGCCGCCCGGCGGCGGCGGCGGCGGCAGCGGCGGGCAAAGGGCCTCCAACCGGCTTCCTGCGGACTTCTACGGCGGCTCGGCA